CGTCCGACGTACTTTTTGTCTGCAGGTGTGACATTGTTCATTTTGTTTGTAACTGGCTCACGGCTTCCATCCGTCTGATAGACCGGCTGACCGAACGGGAAACGAGCTCCGTTTGGCACAACGTCCCCAAAGCTCGGTACAATATCCTTTGGTGGAAGACGAAATCCGCCTGAGAACCCACGTCCTGTGTTTGGCTCGGTGTTCAATCGATCGAGTCCATTGTCCACGTTCTGGGGATAGTTGTACTGAATAAGATCAAACTTTGAAACCTGCTCTGGCATCGAAGGCATCACTGCCTGCTCTGCCTGATCCTCCTTGGCGTCGCTGAGTTTCTTTCCGGCAAAAACCAGACCGACAACGGCGGCAAGACTGAAGGGGTCCATCTATTACATAGTTGCTATTTTTTATCCAACGGTGGACTTTCCACCTGCGGTGCAAAGGACTTTACTTGTCTGTGGGGTAACGCTTCGCGTACGAAGCCGACTGGTACATTGCGTACGTGCTTGTCGGGTCCCATGTCAGGAACTTGTTCACTGGCTTATCAATGTACAGATCTGGGAAGTCGTACGGCTTGTCGGCGTAATACTTGTTGTTACGGGTCGTCATCTGGGAACGCAGAGCGTCATCCGTCATGACCATAACCTCATAGTTCGTATTTTTGGGACCGAAGTACATTCCCTCCTCGACCATGAGGAGTCCGGGCTGAAGCAAGCTGCTCGGCATTAATTCTAGGTGATATTTTTTTCAAGCGTAGATTAATGAGCGGCGGACTCTTACAGCTCGTTGCGACCGGTGAGCAGGACATGTGGCTTACTGGTAAGCCAGAAGTTTCGTTCTTCCGATCCAGTTACAAGCGGTACACACACTACTCTAATTCTATCGAACGCATGATGATCCAGGGCAAACCTGTACCTGGTGGAATGTCGACAATTCGCATCGAAAAAAAAGGGGACCTGCTGTCTTACACTTACATGACAGCAATAGACCCAAGCGGTGCCCTGGTGCCAAACATAGACTGGAGTTCCAATGTCATTGACAAGGTTGAGCTGCTCATCGGTGGACAGGTTATCGATACACAAGATTCATTTTTTTCAACTCGCATCGAACCAGTCACTGGTGCCATGAACATGAACCAACGTCTTTTAGCAGCGCAGTCAGGTATCCAGCCTGGTTTCAACGCCAATTCATTTTATCCATTTAAATTTTTCTTTTGCAAAGACTGGCAATCTGCTTTACCGATCGTATCACTTCAGTACCACGACATTGAATTTCGAATTACATGGTCGTCCAACCTGGGTACGACATGTGGTGTAAATCTTATTCCAAACAGCGGCACAACCAAGTATTCTGATCTCCAGTACATCGTATGGTCCAACTTCATCTATCTGGACCAGGCTGAAAGAGAGTACTTTGCTACAAAACCCCAGCACGACATTTTGATTACTCAGGTGCAACGTCAGAGTGTACAGATAAAATCCGTCATGGAACTCACATTCACGCATCCAGTGAAATACCTGGCATTCCAATCAAACAATTACGCAACTGTATATTCTTCGAGTCCTACAAACGCTCTTACGCTACAACTGAAAACTCAGGTGAATGGTGTTGACATTGGTGAGTTCCGTCCCATATCTCAGTGGGTGGATGCGACGCAGTACTACCATACGCCATACGGATATGTTCCGACGACATTTACTGCAAACGTGGCAGTCATTCCATTCTGTCTCGACACAGCGAAACTACAGCCGACGGGTACTCTCAACTTTTCGCGCGTAGACACATATCGCCTCGTGACTCCACCAAACATAACACTGCAGACGATCACGAGTTCGAGTGACCCACTGGCGACGACCAACCCATACATATACGCCGTGAATTACAACATACTGCGCATCAGTGACGGAATGGGTGGAGTTTTATACACCTCTTGATTTACCATGGATTAAACTTGTACAGAAATCCGGTCTGTGTACCGGTAAGCAACAACGGATTTAGGATTGTATTTCCGGTTTGATTATACACCCGCATGTTTGTTCCCGTAAAGGATCCTGGGAAATAAACACCGTTTTCATCAACACCGAACCGACCTCCAGCTGTACCATCCGTAGATGCTCCCTGGATTATCCATTGAACAACTCCATCTGTTGTATAGGCGACCACGTATGCGTCACGGGTTGTTCCTTTGCGCGTGAGTGTATATGGATATTGAGTTCCGTCCGCACTAAAGAATGTTGCCGGCAAAGTTCCATCCAAAAACCCAGATGCGTATACGAATCCGTCATAAACTGCGACAGAATTGATTCGGCTAACATTTTCTATTTTGGCAGCCCATTTTGGAATTCCATTCGAACCATAACATGCGATAAGCCCGTACGTCGTCGTACCTGTAACGTTTATACTCGTTTGTATATCATTCAAATCGTACAAGTATATCGTACCAATACCAGATCCACCAACGTAAACCCCGGATGAATTAACAGCTGCGTCGCGGATAAACCCAAAAACACCTCCAGCGGAAGGTGATCCAATACGCGCGCGCCACACAATGTTCCCGGTTGTTAGATTATAAGCCCCAATGTATGAATTTTGTGTTCCAGTCATCGTGATTTGCAAACAGTTGGACGACGTTATGTCTATGGCTGCACCGGTCACGTTCGAATTAAAAAGTGTGAGTGTCGATGCCCCGGTACCTGCGCTTATATACACTTGGGTTGAATCGACCGCCAAACCGTAATTTTCTGGCGTACCGGTTGCCCTTTGAACCGAACGCCATATGAAATTTCCATTCGTGTCATATTTTACGAGGTACATATTTTGAAGAGCAGATGTATTATTCGCCGCCGAAAAAGTGTCGTCCGAGCTATAGAACCTAATGGCTATCGTGCCACTGCCTCTTCCAGAAACATACGCACCGGTTGAATCAATTTCAACCGACCATGCGCGTATAACATTTGTGCCCGAATTCATTCCCCATTTTGTACACCAAAGAACGTTTCCGTTCAGATCATACTTTACGAGAAAACTTTCGTTGGTTGTACCGACTATAAACTCCGTCAGTGTCGCACCAGGAGTCCCGTTCGAGTTGTTAAATGTAACAGTGCCTGTAAATGTACCAGTTATATAGATGCCGGATGCATCTGCCTTTATATCATTTGGGCCGACTGTTTTCCCGGGCGCCCCCATGGATGCACACCAAACGATATTCCCGCCGGCATCGATTCGTGTCACGGCTGCATCCTGAGTACCTACAGACGCTAAGCTTGTTGGAAAAATGGATCCATTCGAATTGTACAATTCTAAAGGTCCGGCTGTATATGTCATCGAAACATACGAATCTCCGGAATATACAGCATGACCTGCGATGCTGACAGTCGTGTTTGTAAATTTCGTAGCCCACGAACTATACACTGCGCTATAATTGACACACGGAGCTGTAATATACTTTAAAGGTCCACTGAAAGCTGGCTCGCTTGAAATCAATTGGCGTTGGAGTTGTGGAATGAGTATCTGGTGACGCTGATTCGCAAAGAAACGACGCTCGTCTTCGCCGAGGCGGATAGAGTGCGACCAGCACCTGTAGATATATTGACTCGCTGCGGTCGTCGAGTTCCACGTGATATTAATCTTGACGTCAGCGTACTTGAGCGCTACAAGCGGCAAGTCTTGGCGGTCAAAAAAGAACCCGAGAGGCTGGAATGCGGGAGTTTGCGAACGCTTTGAATATGTCTCAGACTCTAAGACCTTCTGGATCGTGTTGATATAAGTCAGATCATGTATGGCAATTGTTTGATTCCCTATGAGGAGCTCGACTGTTGAGATGATGTTCGTCCATACTGGGTTTGGTGCGAGCGCTCCAGTCGTTTTGTCGTATGCCATGAGGTAGGTATAGCCCAATAGATCGCTTTTTGTGTTGATGACAATCTTTCCATCTGTATCCACTGTGAATTGTTCGATTGACAATCCGAATGGTGTGTGTCGTTTCATGTTTGACCTGTAAAAAGAAACTTGGGGTTCACCAGAAAGCCAAACGTCCTGTATCCCACGTACAAGAAGCTGAACGTGGGACATTCTATTATTTGTGTAGAATTTAATAGTACATCAAAGATGCAGAACCGTTATGGATATCTATGACATTGTATCCGACACCATATATATATTGACCAGTGAGCATCGTTGTCAAAGGCACACTTGGTGGTGTAACAATCTCGAAATTGTCGAGTCGTGAAAAATTAAGGGTTCCTGTCGGTTGAACCGATGCGGTATCCAGACAGAATGGGATGACTAACACGTTCGTGAGTAAATAGCCATTCTGTGTGTGATAATACGAATTGACATCGGACCACTGAATTAAATGCTGATATTCATTGACATCGGCAGAGTTGACTTTGATTTTCAACTTATAGTCCATTATTTATACTCTAGATTTAAACAACACATGTCTACCGCCCGTTGCCGCCACGGAGCTGGACACGCTCGGGTCCGCGGGCATATGGACCGTCGGGGTTGCATGATGCTGGGTCATCACGGCACATGGGTGCGAACGGTTTTCCGAAGGCGGCGTTGGTGAACGCCGCCTGGTCATTCGGCCACGACGATGCAGCTGTCGTGTAAAAGTTGCGCTCAGCGTCACGTTTGCGCTCGAACGGGTGGATAGCTTTCCACTCGTTCTGGACCTCCTCCTTCATCGTCGGGTACCATGGAGCCTGCTGTGCGTAGCTTGGGTCGTCACCGAGCAGGTAGTTCGCCATCGGGTTGTCGCGCGTTGGCATGCGCAGACCGCTCACCACCTTTGGACCCGTTGACACTGTACGCTTACCGTCTGGAATCATGTTCATGCTGTAGAGTACATAAAGAGCAGCAATGACAAGGGCACCGAGAGCAACAATGCGAGCATCGCGGCGAATAAGGTAGGTGAGAATTACGGCATACACGATGAAACGAGTCGTGGCGAGAACTCGCTCCTCGGCCGTCTGACGAGACGTCGGCCAAAAATCAAGCAGCTGATCTTTTGCAACGAGTTGGCGCAGATCAATCGTCATCTTCTATAGTGTGCTGATATATTTTTTCAAATCAGGGGACCACCCTTACCCTTCAGCAGAGAGGACATCAGACCGTTCATGCTGTTCATCAGAGCTGCCTCATCGATGCTACCATCGGGTCCAGTTGCCGTATCCTGGAGCTGGCTGGCACACTTCTGCGCCACAGACTCGATCATGTTCAGAGTCTCGGCTGGGAGAGAAGAGATGGTCGTTCCCAGAATGTAGAGCGTCTGCATGTACTGCCAGATGGCATTCTTCGTCGTCTCGGACAGATCTGAGTTCCACAGACGAGGAATGTCCAAATCGTTCAGGAATGGAACCTCTGACGCATGCGTCTGGAAAAACTCCTCATTCTTCTGCATCAGGTGGTTTGCAAAGGGACCCACCGTCTCCATAAACTCCTTTAGAGGCTTCTTCTGGTTCGCCTTGCGAAGGAGAATAAACGTGTTCTGGTACTTTACCAGCTTCTTCTCAGATGGAAACGTGAGAACAAGCTCGTCAAGAAACTGCTGCATCATGTCGTTGAAAGCGTTGGTGGTGGTCGCCATTGACGAAATATACATTTTTTGCTTTAAGCTCTAAAGTCCAGCTGGCGAAGCCCGTTGTCCGCCGTTCCCGTCCACCGTAACTCCGTGGCAGACAAGTCGCTCCGCGACTTGGACTCATGCCCTAAAAGGTGTGGTTGAAATTGTCTCTTGGTGCCCGCTCCCCTGGTGAACGATGATGTACACGAGCAAACCGACCAGGAATGCCGGCTTGAAGTACGCCGAATTGGGAAGCGCCTTTTCGTTGTTCAGCGACGCACGAATGTGAATGTAAGCAACTGTCGCTCCGGCTGCAATCAGAGCAGCGCTCATAGGATCACGGAAATAGTGATCAGTCATCTAATATTGGTTGATATTTTTTACACCCGGGGATGTGTTTGTCTGTACTGACGGACAGTATTGCCACCTGCGGTGGCA